CCATCCGACCAAACACCACGCGTGTTTTATTGCGCGTTTCTTCCAGGTCGCTTGCAAACTTAACCGCCGCCGTTCCTGCAGCTGCAAGCGGCAGCGTGATACCAACCGTCATCTTGTCGCCAACCGCCTGCATGGTCTTGCCGATTTCACCGGCCTTCTTCGCGGCCTGATCAAGCCCGCTGGAAAACTCGGATACATCGGCAATCAATTTGACAACCAGTTTAGCCAGCGTGGTCATCAGTCACCTCAATAAACGGTCTGAAGATTTGCTGAATTTTTTCACTCAATTGCTGAGGCGTAGGCTTTGGCAGATACTCACGGCGCATAAAATCGGCCGGCTGGAATGGATCGCGCTTGCGTTTTGTGTCCCGCGCAGTGTTGGCCACCACGCTGGCAATCAACGCCGCCCGATATTCAGCATCCCAATCCAGCCAGCCATTCTTGAACATGATGATCCATTCGCTAAACTCTCTACTGCTCATCCGCCCAAGTCCGCTCTCGACGCTTTCCCATCCCAGCAAGGCCGCCAGGCGAAAAGCGAAGATGCGTTCCGGGCGGTGTTTCAGTTTTTTTCCAGCGCCTCGACTTCCTCTTCCGAAAGGCCGGATAGCCGCGCCACCACATCGGCTATTCGCTCAATCGCCTTTGGGTTTTTCTTTCCCAGCAATTCGGTATCTTTGTCGTCGAACATGCGTTCGCCGTTCTCGTCAACGACACACAACACGGCCAGTCTCACGCGGTACTCCGCCGCCTTGTCCGGCTTCATTCGCCCGCCGCCCTCGAGGTCGAAAAACTCTGCCATTAGGCGGTCGCGCTCCAGCGCAGTCAATCCGCGCACGCGCACCTCGCCGCCCCACTCTGGCACATTCACAATGGCGGTCTGAATGTCGTTTATCGCAAGAATCTGTTCGCGATTCAGCATGACAACCTCGCCTAAGTCAAAGTAATTGTGGCCTGAGTAACCGCGCCGGCAATTTTCAGCGTAATATCGGCGGTAATACCTTCCTCTACCGGGAATTTCATCTCGTAACCGGTTACCAGCGCGCTGAAAGTGTACGCATAGAACTGATTAGCCGTGCCTGTACCGACCGGCGTAACCAGCCGCCAGTTGCGCGGTTGAGTTTCAGCAAACACCTTCAACAGACCGGCGGTCTGGTTGTGGCTTGCATCTGCCGGATCAAGGAAGATAGAAAAGGTGATCTCCCCGCCGTCAATCAAACCGGCCAGGAATTCCTTGTAACCGGATGGGCTGGAATGATTCGTGGTATCAACCGTGTCGCGCTTCATGCCCGGCCCGTTGATGTCCGAAACGTTCGCGACCAGCGTCCAGTTCTCGCCTTCCGCAAAATATAGTTTCGTGCCGTAGCCAATGTATTTAGCCATTTCATCGCTCCTTCCATTTGATTTGATAATCCTGTCGCAGTATCCTCAAGGTCTCACCTTCCGTTACTGCGCCGTCATATTCGTTTGCAAGCGTAATGATGTGTATGTATTTTCCGTTTACCGTGCCGCGATAGCCGCTCAAAACCTGCCGGCACGCTTCGGCAAGCGTATCCATTTGTGAAACCGATTCGGCCACAATCGTCAATTGCAGCCTGGTATTGGTCAGAGCGGTCTGACCGTCCATCTGGTAACCGCGTGATTCGCTGATTACCTGGTAGGCAATCGCCGGTTTTGAAACGTCCGGCGGAACGACAAGCGGATAGATCCGCGTTCCAACCAGCGTGTTGATGCTGCTGGAATTTTTCAACAAATTCACGATGATTTTGCGGATCATCCACTTTACTCCACGAGTTTGTCTATTTCTCGCCGGAACGTTTCGCCTACCCGTTTCACGGCTGCTTCTTTGCGCGTATCTGCCGCGGGCCGCAGGAACGGACGCGCCGGCATCCCGGGATGATTGACTCTGCGCGTCACGATCAGACCGTTTTCGCCTTCAAAGACCAGCGGATTGCCCTTGATCTCGTGCCTGGTTGCGCCAAACTCGAAGAAACGATAGTACCAGTGAGCGTCATCCGGGCCGATGGACACCTCCGCAGTGCCGCCATCAACTTTCTCATCGCCTACGTGAACATGAGGTTCAGGTGCCAGATTATCCGCTTCACGCTCGATTTCCTCGGCACCGGCGCGGGCAGCGTCAAGTAGTGCAGCGCGGGCTTTTGCGCCGAGTAGTTCCAGCTTGCGCTTCAACTCTTTGTCGCCGTTGATTTCGACCTTCACACTGCGTCCCATTACGCCACCTTCTCACGGCACATCGCCTGTGTCTCTACTTTCGCCTCGCGCACGTGAATCACCGATTCGATCTCGAAAATTCGCTCGCCGAAACGGATACGATGATTGTGTGGTGTCAATTCGGCCATGTAGCGCATCCGAATACGATGATCAATGGCGGCCTGCATCGTCTTGCTGGCAATGTATTCCTGGCCGCGCAGCGGCTCGATAGATGCCCAGACCTCCCGCACATCCGTCCAGGTCAAAACCTGCTCACCGTGGTCGTTCTGTGTCGCGGAGGCCTGTTCGATCATTACACGGTGCTTCAGCCAGCCGGGACGCATCAGAACCTCCACATGCGGTAATTTGCCAGCAGCGCGTCTACCGTGTACGGCAACGCCTGCACATTCACGCCGCGTTCGACCAGCACGGCTTCCCGGTTTTCGTAGTAATGCACGGCCAGCATACGGATTGCCTGGCGTATCGGTTCAGGCACGCTCTCTGCGCTATCTCCGTATCCGGCCTTGTACGTGATCTTCACCGGCGCAAACGGCCATAACTCCACCGATGGGAAAGCAAATCCTTTCTTGAGCCGCACCCTGCCCGGCTGTGCCTGAGTGTCCACCACATAACTGGACGGATCAAGCACTGCTTCCACGCCGTCAATATCCCTGTACGTGATGCTGAGCACGGATTGCAGTGGCGGCATGAGCAGTTCCAGACCGTCCGGCAGCCACCAATCATCAAGTGATAGTTCCAGCGTTTGTGTAATCAACGCCAGACGCGTGATAATCTCAACATGCTGCCGTGCCGTCTTGATATATTGCGAAAGCAGCACATCTTCCTCATCGTGATCAATACGCGCTTGCATCTTGATCTCGATGAGCGATACCGGTTCAACCGCTGGTGGTGTGATTACCCTCAGCATCTTTGCTCCGTTTCTGCCCGCGTGGCAAGACTGCCTTTTCTGGTGCTTCTACGGTTCGCTCTGCGTCATTGACCTGGACCGCCTTACCCATTTTGATGAGCACGTCGGCGCTTTTGTCGGACGCTTCAACGACCTGGCCGGCTTCTACCACTTTGCCATCACAAACCGTTGACCGTATGATGCGTATTTTCATGCTTCTGCCTTTCCAGGGCGGGCTCATCACCCGCCCTGTGTTTACCTAACCGTTATTGCTTTATGTGGTCAGCGCGTCCAGCATTGCCGCAAACGATTCGGGATTGCGAACGGCAATATCCACATCCTGCAACGCAACGATGCGCAAAGTGCCGCTGGTGCTGCCGGTATACGGGTCAACCAGGATGTCAAGGCCGCCCCACATGCCGATCAGCAGGTCATTCCAGTTGCCGAAGAAGATCGCCGAGCATACCCCCGTTGACGTCCCTTTATCAAGGTTGGACCGCACCTGATTCGTCACATAAGCCGGATAGCCGTTCAGCGGCGTATCATTACGCTCCCAAACCATGATGTCACCGTAGGTGGGAGTTCGCGGAGTGGTTTTCAACTTACCGCGCACTTTGGCATTGGTCATGTACGCCAGCGCGCCAATATCGGCATTGTCAATCGCGACTTCGGTTTCAAGTTTGACGATATGTTCCCAGGTTGGTGCCGCCCCATTTGTGCCGCCAACCACGCTGCCGATCCCCGAGGTATTTGCGATACCGGTCGGCTGATTGCTCGTACCGGTGCCGTGCAGAGCAGCGAAATCAATCGCCAGTGCCAGCACGGTGGCCAGGTCGCGCCGCACAAACGCTTCCACGTCAATGCTGGATTGTTTGAGCAGCTTGCGGCTGATGTCGGTAAACGCCCCAACGGTCTTTGGCGCCATCGGCACCTGCCCAACCGATTGCTGGCTCTCGGTCGGTGAACCACTCTCAGCCACCCAGTAGGCAGTTGCGCCGCCGGTCTGTTTCGGAATGGCAATATCGCCAACCAGACCGCCCAAGACGGTGGCCCCGGCGCGCTGTACCATCATCCGATTGCGCAGCAGATCAATGAAGGACTGGGCTAACAAATCGGTAGCGACCAGATAACCGCCTGATGCGGGCGTCCCTTTGACGAGATCGCGGCTTTCCAGCCAGTCCTGCGGAACGAAGAAACCTTGCGGATCGCGCCCAACCTTTTTCGCCGTGGCTTCGCTGGCTTCGCGCTCCAGTTCCGCCCCGCGCCAATCGCCGGTCGCAGCAGCCCGGATCGCCCGGAGCAGGGAATACTGGCGTAAATCCTTTTCTCCCATACCGATCACCGCAGCCCGCTGAGACGCATTCTGGCTCATGGCTTGCTCAATCTTTTCACGCCGTTCGATCTCGGCGTCCAGTTCGCTCACCTGACGCATCAACTCGTTGTATTCGTTGACTTCGCCATCATCCATCGAGCGGTTTTCCTTATCCGCAATATCCACAATCGCGGATAATCTTTCCAGAATTTGTGCGCGTTTATCGCGCAGTTCACGAGTTTTCATGGCATAAACCCCTTTCATTTGAGTTTTAGAAGTTGAATTTTTTTGCGCTTCACATCCAAACGCCCCTGCGCCGATGCTTCAGCGTCCGATGACGCGCCCGCCTGAGCTGCGCCATCCTTCCGCATGTTTAACACGTCCCGCGCCTGTGCAATCGTTTGCGGATAGGCCGGGAACGTGACCACGGACACATCGTATAACCTGCCGATTTCCAGCAACTCTCGGTAAACCTGCCCGCCTTCTTCGTACCAGCGATCTCTTGCCGTCTCGAACCCGAACGACATTTGATTAATATCCCCGCGCTCCATCATCACCAGTAAATCACGGGCATATTGGGTGTCCGGCAAAGCAATCCGCACTTTCAAGCCGATTTCGTCTTCGTAAATCTCCAGCGTGCCGGTCTTGGTACGTCCCAGGATCAGATTGGCATCGTGATTGATTAGAGCACGCACGTCCAGATCGGGACGATTCAGAGCCGGCGAAAATGCCCCAGGCAGGATAATCTCGCGAAATCCGCCCAAATCCTCACTCCAGTGATTGAAAACTGCGGCGTACCCCTCGATGGCGCGCTTCTCACTGTCAACCATCGCGCGGCTTTCAAAAGAATACACCCGCCTCTCAATGTAAGGTTTGGCATTATTTTCCAGACCTGCATCCTCGCGGTGTTTGCGTAAGTGCCGTTCAACCTCTGCGCGTTCCCCATCGGGTATATCCGATTGTGACAACCGCGCCAGTGCATTATTTACCGCAGCAATCACCGCCGGAGCGCCGATTTGCGGCTGGTGATGCGGAAACTTGTAGGATTGTTTTGCATCCGGGTCGCCGTTATCATCAACCCAGGCGTGCATATGCCGCAAAACCTCTCGATCGTTCGGTGCATCGGCAACCGCTTTCGGCCCGTCCCAATCGCTTTGTGTGTCTACATCCGTAGTGTGTGGTCTGATTGCGCCCATTTCACATCTCCTTTTCAGCCGACCGCGATCATGCAGTCACAGCCGTCATGCAGCGGCGGATGACGATGATCCTGCTTGCTCAACAACATTTCTCCGCCTTCTGCGGTCAATTGATCACCGGCCTTCAAAAACCATCCGTCAATTCCAACTCTTTTTCCATCCATCATCCGGCAGTACGGGCAGGTTTGCTCTCCATAAGTCCGCCACACCAGAAAAGCCACCCCAACGGCCTGCCAGACCGCTGCGCTGACCGCGCCGTTCACCCGTACTGATTCGTCATGCGCAGTACTCTGCGCCCGGTTACTCGGCCAATCCTCCATGCCTTCTTCCAGACCGGTTACTAAGTCTTCCCCATTATGTATGGCTTTGCGCATGATTCCCTCAATGCGCTGCTTGCTTTCATAAACCTCACGGCTGGCAAACGCTTCAATGTATCGGCCAATAAACCGCTTGACCAGCTCGCTGTCGTATGCGTCTATTTTTTCTGCTTCCTCTGCCGCGTCCATCCCGACCAGGCTGGCATAGGTTTCCATGATTTTTTGAACATTGCGGATGATAAAATCACGATGCTCAAGGTAATATTCCTCAAGGAAATCCTTGAATTCTTCAACCGTGCGCTGCTTGAAGATTTTTCTGGCATTATTCAAAACATCATTTCGCTCTCGGCGGTAAATTCGCTCAAACGTGTCCCGCATCACCGGCTGATACTGCTCCATCAACCTGCGCCGGTGTTGAAACACGGCCTCACGCATCTCACGCTTGTTTTGGCGAACCTCAATCACCGGATTTTCACGCTCGGCCTGCGCCATCGTGGCCGGAAGCATATTCATCGGCGTAAGATAAACCTTGCCCTGACCGTTCGGCAGCGGGTTCATGTCTTCCAACTCGCGAATTTCATCCACGCTCATAAATCCCCATTGCCGCCCGGTTGCATAAGCGCGGTAGCGGCTTTCAATGTCGCCGCGCAGTAACCCGGCAATGTTGTGCTTGGCATAATAATCACGCTCACGCTCCATCAGCAAATTGAGCTTGATGGACTGCTCTATGTTGACCAGCCACGGCATCAAACTGTACATCACAAATTCAAGCCCTAAATGCTCGATGTTAGAGAACGTAGCCCGGTCGAGGTCGGCAATCATGTGTGGCGGAACGCGGAAAATCCGTGCAATTTCGTTCACCTGAAACTTTCGAGTATCCAGAAACTGCGCATCTTCCGGCGAAATCCCCAACTTCTCCGGCTTCAAACCCTCTTCGAGGATCGCGACTCGATGTGCATTCTCAAATCCCTTATGCCGTTCTTCCCAGGATTTCTTCAACCGCTCGTATGCTGTATCGCCAAGTTTGCCTGGGTGGACCAGCACGAACCCGGGCTCGGCATTATTCCCAAAAAACGCCGCCCCATATCCTTCCGTGGCCAGTGCCAGCCCGATCGCCTCTCTCGCTAACCGGATAGGGCTGTATCCGACCACCCCGTCACTAGCCAGGCCGCGCAAGTGCCAGATTTTTTCGGCAGGTATGAAGCGGTACTCCCCGCCAAAGCGCTTTGGCAGTTCCACACCGTAAACTAATTGGCCGCTTTCGTTGTCACGTAAAATCAGCACACCATCTGGATGCAGCGGCCACAACGACACTACCCTACCCCGCGCGTCCGTTTCGATGTACGCATAAGCATTGCCGCGCAGGCACAGATGCGCCATCAGCGTCTGCCGGAAGTTGAAACTGGTCATTTCAGGATTCGGCGCATCATGCAGCAGACGATAAAGCGGATGATCGAAGGCTTTTTCTTTCATATCACCCCGCTGGCGGTAAAGCACCAGCGGCAGCATCGCCTCGCTCTCACTCAATACGCGCACACAGGCAAATACAGCCGAAGCGCGCAGCGCGGAATCAGCCGTTACATTGACTCCGGTTGCCGATACGTTCGAGAGCATACCGCGCGATAGCAGCCCTGGCGCGGTCTGCTCATTCAATTCGCGTCTTTCAAACAACCGTCTCAGCACGCCTCATCTCCTTTAGCCTGCGAAATCGCCATCAAAACACTCCAAACGATTAGCAGCAACCCGGCCGTAATTACACCGGCTGGAATGTAGATCATGCCCGCTCCACATGCCATCAGCGTACTTCCGATAAAAAACAGCACATCGGGCATTATCTTCTTCATAGGATCAGAATCCCTCGCTCGCCGTAGACTGAATCGTTGTCGCTGTGCCGCAGCGCTCGATCAAGCGCCATAATCAACGCGACCATCCCGTCAATCTTTTCGATTGATCGTTGCTTATCCGGCTTGATATTTCCGGCCGGGTCAACCGCTGCCACCAGATTGTCAGCCATCCAGGTCAACACCGGATTATTTCCGTGAGCCAGTTTGTGACTGAGAATCAGCTTTTCCAGCTCCTTCATCGGCGCGCTCATGCTGGCAAAGCCTTGCCCGAACTGCACCACCGTCAAGCCCATCTCTTGTAATTCCTGAACAATCTTCGTCGCGCCCCAACGGTCAAACGCCAGCTCGCGCAGGTCGTAATTCTGCATATCTTCATCAATCTGCGCGAGAATGTAATCGTAATCAATCACGTTGCCGGGCGTAGCCGTCATATACCCCTGCCGCACCCATGCTTCGTAAGGCACACGGTCGCGCCGGCTGCGTTCGTGCATGGATTCTTCCGGTATCCAGAACCGGCAAAGGACTTTGTACGAATCGTCATGTCCATCCGGCGGGAAAATCAACACCAGCGCGCTGACGTCTGTAGTGCTGGATAGGTCAAGACCGCCGTAACACTGCCGGCCTCTCAACCCATTTGCATCCACCGCGTCACCACACGCGTGCCAGTGTTCCAGATTGACCCATTTCGTCTGGCTTTGCGTCCACACATCCAGATCAAGTCTCAGGAAGGCATTTAATTGGCTCGGCATCTCCCGCGCTTTCTTGGCCTGCTCGCGCATGTATTCAATCTTTTTGCTCACTCCCAGGTTCGGGTTGGCTTTCCGCCAGACCGTTTCATCCTGCCAGTCATCCTCCGGGTCTATGGTGTAGATCACGCCAAACCACGTATCGTCTTCCACCGCTCCCGTCAAAATCTTCTCGGTGTACTCGTGGTGAACATAACAGATAGATTCACGGTCGTATCCGGCAGTTGTGATCTCGAATTGCAGCGGCTGCCGCCGCGCGCCTCTGGCCGTCTCAAGCACATCCACCAGATCGCGGCTCTTGTGTGCGTGTAATTCGTCAATGATTACCCCGTGAATATTCAGACCGTCCAGACTGTCCGTATCTCGTCCAAGCGGCTCAAACTTTGATGCCGTTGCTTCGACATTCAGATTGTCGCGATAGACCCGCACGCGTTTGCGCAGCGCCGTACTGGCCTTCACCATCCGCGTGGCCTCGCTGTGCGTGATCCTGGCCTGGTCGCGTTTCGTTGCGGCGCTATACACCTCTGCGCCCGGCTCATTATCTGCCACAAACAACTTCAACCCTATTCCGGCTGCCAGGGTTGACTTACCGTTTTTACGCGCTACCTCGAGGTAAGACGTCAGAAAACGGCGCGTCCCATCCTCACGCATCCAGCCGAACAGGCACCACACGACAAACTTCTGCCAGCCTTCCAGTTCAAGCGTACGGCCAGCCCATTCACCCTTGCTGTGTTTTAGCAGGTTGAAAAACTGCAACGCCTTCCATGCCGCCTGTTCATCGAAGCGCAAACCTCGCTGCCGACCGTCATCCAGATCGCGCAAATGCCGCTCGACCGCCAGCCGTTCAAACTTATTCACCGGATGGCGTTCGGCCATAACGTCCTCGATGTAAGCGTGCACATCACCCATGCGTCACCTTGACCTTTTCGCCAAACAACAGTTTGTCGAGTTCGTCCGGCTCTTCCGGTTTTTCGACCTTCACCCGGCTGCGGCTGCTCGGTGTCATGCCAAACTCGGTCATGAATTTGTACATCGTCTCCAAAGCCCGCTTCTGTATCCCAAGCAGCGGGTTCGGGTAAGCGTAGCCGCTCGGGCTGATCAGGGTGATCGGCTGGTCGCGCAGCTGCTTTGTCACGCTCACCCACTGGCTGTAAGCCTGACAGTATGCCGCCAGCGCCGACCGGTCCACCGTTTTGAGCAACCCGGCCGATGACAGCTCTTTCACCACCCGCCTCCACTCATACCTGGCCACCCTGTCCAGATGTCGCGGTGGCTGCATTTCCCCGCCGTCAGGATATTTCGGCTCGGCGTTATTTAGCGGCCGGCGTCCAGGATTACCAGCAAGCACCTTCAAAGCGGTCGGCTTCGGCTTTCTACCCCTCATCACTACCCTCACTCCAATTTTGCGCCCGATTTTTTTGGACTGCCGCGCCGGTCTCACGGTCAAAAGTTGTAGAGATTTTCCTCCCCCTTCCCCCGAACGCCCCGGTAATGGCGGTCTTGCGGCTGTGACACGACTTGCATAATGGTTGTAAATTATCCAGATGATTATCTCCGCCGGCAGACAGCGGAATAATATGATCTACCTCTTCCGCAAAAACCAGGATGCCGTCCGCCTTGTGAAAACCAAACGGGTCTGCGCAAAACGGACGTTCCGACAAAACCATCTTGCGCAAGATGCGCCAGCGGGCATCATAACCCCGTCTTGCTGCGGACAGCCGCCCTGAATCGTACCCCCTTGAAAGGTAACGATGCCCTGCACAATAGCGGTCATCCGCCACTAGATTAGGACACCCGGGATAATTACAAGGACGCAAAGCTGCTCTCGGCATCACACACCCTGCAAAAAAATAGACCGATCATAGACAAGCGCACTCCATCCGATCGAGTGCTTTATCCATACCCGCGAGGGGCCTTCCACAGAAATCGCTTCAACGGCCACCTCGCTGCCGTTGACCAATTGACCCACTCGCGCCCAATTGACACCGGGACCGGATCGCACGTTGAGAGATGGAACGACTACGCGCAGGCGCGCATTATTCATAACTGATTGCTCCGTCATTCCTTCCTCCCACTGATAATTTCGTAAGACCTGCCATACATCTGATAATCTTCGCGCGTGTTCCCATACCCAAAAATTTGCTCCGTGTACAACCTGCTTTGCAGTGTTCAGAAACTCAAAAACCTGCTCCGGCGTTGGCCGCCAGCCATGCTCTTGAAATGCCGCACCGGTCGGCAGGATTGGCCGCTGTACAAGCCACGATTGGCGGCATTGGTTGATGCTTGTCAGCAGCTGCTGCCCGGCATTGGTGGCTTTCATCCAGTAAACCTGCGGCAGGTTGACATCGCAGTATTCCAAAAACTGGTTGAAAGGAAACTCGCGATGGATATTCGGGAAGCGGTAACTGGACAGGCCGATCAGGTAATCATCCTTGAGCGCATTGCGCAATCGCTTCATGTAACGGGTTGCCTGATCGGGCTTGTATTTGTACTCAACCTCGGCATTGACCACAAAACCATCAACGCCGCATTCCAGCACTCGCCGAACGGCCATGTCGGCTTCTGCTTCTGGATTGCGTCCATAGACATACTGCCAGCCAAAAACGAATAATCCGCCGCGCTTGAACGTCTCGCAAAATCGCAGAGCGTAATCCACGTTGTCCTTAATGTTGTGAGTCCACGGCCCGTCGGCGATTTTGATCAATACATGCGTGAAGCCGGCTTCTTTGGCAAAAGCCAGCGCCTGATCGGCGTTTCCGCCTTCGGTATTCCAGGCATTCCAGATATACATCCCTTTGCCCGTGATCATTTCACCGCCTGTAGAATTTGCGTAACCAACCAGATGAGAACCGTTGACCCCAAAATGCCGCCCAACCAGGCCATCAGCCGGTTGCTATGATCTAATCGGCTGACAATCTGCGTGAGGTTGTCAATTTTCTTATCGTGCTCGTCTATCTTTCGCCATGCTGCATCTATTTTGCTTTCAAGAAGAGGGTGCGATCCTGCTTCATAATTCTCAAGTTTCCTTACACGGCTCTCGATGTCCTTGAGCATGGCTTTGATCTCCGATACATCCGCAGCGACCTGATCGAGGCGCGATGAAAGGGCAGAGATTTGCCTCTGCAAACTGTTATTGCTGACTCGTTCTTCCACCGCGCTCATGCTGTCAACCATATGAACGGATATTGTGCTCATCAATCTGTGATGCTTTGCTGGGAAAATACGTGCTGATTATCTGGTGAATATATCCGGCCCCCATGCCGATCGCTATACCGGTGATTACCACGCCGAAGGTTGTCTTTTCGACCGGCGACTCCACAAACCGGCTGGCGAGGTAAATCAAATCAAACCGATACACAAACGCCCCGACAATGCCGGCTGCTACAGCAATGTAGATGAGTGCCCACTTGTATGGCTGGATCGCAGGAATATGATCCACAATCCGTCCGAACAGTGCTTCCACCAGCGTCTCACACATAAAAGCAAGCAGCAGCAGCAATGCTAACGTGCCGAAAATCTCTCCTGCCATATGAACCTCCCGGTTAATGCGAAAAGCCGGAGCTTCCTCCGGTCTCGAAAATCGAGACCGCAGAAAGCCCCGGCTGATCTAAGTCAGCTCCCGACGAGCCTGTTATCTATATT